CGATTATGTGGACAGCACCACCCAAGCTATGTTAAGATATCGACAAGGTTCTTTCGTAACTACTTATGCTGACGAGGATGAGGTTGAAAGTTATAAAGAACGTAAATACGTATATTATTAATTAGGAGTTAAAGACATGTCAAAAAAATCAAGAAGACGAAATAAGATTCTTCTAGCAGGTGCAGCATTATTAGGTGCATCCAAGTTAGGAATGCTTGGGGGTAAGACTAATGCTACTAAGATGATTACATCTGGTGGTGGAGGTAAAGATGCAGCTAAGATGGTAACTAAATCTAAACCAATTTCTAAAGTAACTACAACTATCCCAAAAAAAAGACCTGGTATAACAGTTAATAAAGATCTTCCAAATACAGGCCCATTTAAAATGTTTGTGGCGAGTGCTTCAGAAAGTAAAGCTGCAAAAAAAATTGCCTTTAATGAAAAAATAAAAGCTAATAATGCAAAAATAAAAAAACCAGGAAGTTATTTTAACAAAGGCGTAATGGTCAAAGCTCGTGGTGGTGGAATGGCGAGAAGTAAACCAACTAAACTTTATTAATTTTTTAATATGGCTGAAATTGAAAAAGCAATTGAAGAGGAAGTTGTAACTCCTGATTCAGAAGAAGTAGATATTGAGATTGAGGGGGAAGAACCAACAACAGTTGAAGAAGCTGTTAATGAGACTGAAGAATTTTTTAAAAATCTTGCAGAAGACATGTCAGACGAAGTACTGCAAAGAATGTCTAATCAACTATTAGATGATTATAAAAAAGATAGAGTCTCAAGAAAAGATTGGGAAACTTCTTATACTAGTAATTTAGATCTTCTTGGAATCAAGCACACAGAGATGACTAGACCGTTTAAAGGTTCGGCATCCGTGACTCATCCTCTATTATCTGAAGCAGTTACATCATTTCAAGCACAAGCTTATAAAGAATTACTTCCATCTTCTGGACCCGTAAGAACAAGAGTTCTTGGAATGGAAGATGATGAAAAAGTTAATCAAGCGCAACGTGTTCAAGATTTTATGAACTATATGATTACAGAGGAGATGGAAGAATATACTCCAGAGTTTGATCAATTATTATTTTATCTAGCACTAGCAGGATCAGCATTTAAAAAAGTTTATTATGATGAAGTGATGCAAAGAGCTGTATCTAAATTTATTCCTGCAGAAGATTTAGTGGTTCCATATTATGCAACCGATTTAATGGAATGTGAAAGAATTACTCATGTCATTAAAATGGGAGAGAACGAGATACTTAAAAAACAAGCAGCAGGATTTTATAGAGACGTTGAATTAAAACCAACTGCAGCAGGTCCTACAGAAATTGAAAAAAAATACCAAGAGTTAGAAGGAGTAACACCTTCAACGGATAAACAATATTCATACTCAGTACTTGAGATGCATGTTGATTGTAATTTAGAAGAGTTTGAAAACGCCAATTCAGAAAAAGAAGTAAAAGTTCCTTACATAATTACTATTGATGAAGGCTCAGGAGAAGTTTTATCTATCTACCGTAACTATGATATGACTGATGAGACTAAAAAAAGAAAAGAATACTTTGTACATTTTAAATTTTTACCAGGATTAGGGTTTTATGGGTTTGGTTTAACTCATATGATAGGTGGATTAAGCAGAACTGCTACACAATCTTTAAGACAATTACTAGATGCAGGTACTTTATCGAACTTACCTGCAGGATTTAAGTCTAGAGGTATCAGAATTAGAGACGATGACCAACCATTTCAACCAGGAGAGTTTAGAGATGTAGATGCGCCTGGGGGTAATATCAAAGATCAGTTTCAAATTTTACCATTTAAGGAGCCATCATCTACATTATACCAATTAATGGGCTTTGTTGTCCAAGCAGGACAGAAGTTTGCAGCGATTACTAACATGGATACAGGTAATGATTTGCAAAATAGAGCTGTTGGTACGACTGTTTCGCTATTAGAGCGTGGTTCGAGGGTCATGAGCGCAATACACAAGAGATGTTACTACTCAATGCGTAGAGAATTTAGACTATTATCAAAAGTATTCGGTACATATCTACCACCAATCTACCCATATTCAGTATATGGTGCAGATCAAGCAGTAAAACAAACTGATTTCGATGATAGAGTCGATGTAATACCAGTTGCCGACCCTAATATCATGAGTATGGCACAAAGAGTAACGCTTGCTAACGAAAATTTAAAGATTGCTATGTCAAATCCTATGATGCACAACTTGAGAGAGGCATATCGTAGAGTTTATGAAGCATTAGGGACTCAAGACATAGATCAAATACTTATTCCACAAGAAAAACCAATGCCTAAAGATCCTGCAACCGAAAATATGGAATCTATTATGCAAAAACCATTAAAAGCATTTCCTCCACAAGACCATGATGCCCATATTGCAGCCCATGTAGCCTTTATGCAAACAAGAATGGTTCAAATTAATCCTCAAGTATATTCATCTCTACAAGCACATATATCTGAGCACGTTTCACTAAAAGCTCAAGGAGAAGTTGGAGCTATGGTACAGGAAGATCCTAATTTACAACAAATGCTACAACAAGATCCAGAAGCAGCACAAATAAGAATGGAATCTATGATTGCTCAAAGGGTTGCAGAGATAACTACTCAACTTGCACAAAGCGAAGCTATGGGTCAACAGAAAGATCCACTAGTTGCATTAAAAGAAAGAGAATTAGATCTTAAAGCAGTAGATATTCAAAGAAGAGCAGATCAAGATATGAACTCTAATGAGATTAGAGAAAATGAAATGGATGAAAGATTAGATATTGAAAAAATGAAACTTGAAAACAATGAAGATCAAGCAGCAGAAAGAATTAGAATTGCAGAAGAGAAGCTTGAGATTGCTAGGAAGAAGAAAAAGTAATGAAAAAAAAATTAAAAGTTTTAAAATTAAAAGGTGGAGGAGCGGACGCTTCAAAAGATGATTTTAAAACACCAGCACAAGCATTTACTCCAAGTCCTGGTGATACAGGTGGAGAAGGGGGTAATGTAACTAATACAAATACTACTAATACTACAGGATCTAATAATGTCACTACAAAGAAAAAAGGATTAAAGATTCCAATAGTAGGCCCAGTTACTTTAGGCATTAATCTTTTACAAAACATAATTAAACCAAAAACAGCTAAACATCCTTTTAGTGCAAATACAATCAAACAAACAAAAACTAAACCACCTATGAGTGGAGGTGGAGGTGAAGGACCACAACTTTGTCCCGATGGAACTATGCCACCATGCAAAACAACAGGAGTAGTAAAACCAAACGCACCAAATAAATCAAATTTTTTTGGAGATTTTAAAGCTTACAATAAAGGTGGAGGGGTACCTTATGGTCCACCACCGTTAAGAGGACCCAATCCTCAAGTTCCACCTGTAAAGTTTTCTAGAGGTGGAGGATCAGCAATAAGAGGAACTAAATTTAAAGGAGTATTTTAATGTGGTTATCAGCTATTAAACTTGCAGTCTCTGCAGGATCAAAAATTTACGCTAACAAACAAAGAACTAAGATAGCAATGTCAGATGCACAATTAATGCATGCGTCTCGTATGGCCGAAGGAAAAGAAGCTTACCAAGGTAAACTTCTTGAAGCACGTCAATCGGACTGGAAGGACGAGGCCGTTTTGATAATTTTAAGTTTGCCCATAGGAATTTTGGCTTGGGCAGTCGTATCGGAAGATCCAACAGCGATGGACAAAGTAAAACTAGACCTAGAGCAGAAAAAAACATTCTATCAAATAATCCAGAGATGCAAAAAATATAATGATAACTTGGTTTGTAAAAAAAATATATCATTATTCAACTGCTTTAACTTCATGGTCATGGACTTGGCTTTATGGTAAGCGTAAAGAAAATGAAATAGATTATTCTAAACTAAGTAAGGGTGATCTTAAAAAACTTCAAGCACAAGGCAAAATAAAAAGCATTTACTTTCCATATAATTAGTTTATAAAAAAATTAATGTTGGATTATCACACTAAAGAACAGATTGTTAATGTAATTAATAAATCAATTAAAGATATCAAAGATCATCTCTGCTATGGGGTTGAAACGGTAGATCAACTGATGTATGGTAGGGGCAGACTCAGCGCTTTAGAAACGCTGCTTCAGGATATTAAAAACCTGCAAAAGGAGGATAACGATGGTACAATTGATAAAACCTAAACTTACAGATTTCGGTAACGAAAAAAATAAAGAAGAGGTTAAATCACAAATTCCAACAGATCCCAAAGGCATCAAAGAATATCTTGAAATCATACCCAACCCAGTAGG